CCTGTATCATCATAGTCTGTAGAATAGAATAGTAAATGAATTACAGCATGTCTAAAGTTAGTTACAAACTTGTTGTCTCTAATGTCAAAACTATCAATACTTGAAGAATGAGGAGTAAATTGACCAACAGGTGGTGCAAAGTTATTCCAATCATTTCTATAATTTACATCACACTGTTGTCTTGCAGATATATTTCCTGGCTTAAGTAAGTAGTCGTATCTGTAAGATCTAGCAATCTCATTGTTTGTTTTGTATACAGCTTGAACAAGCTCAGGCATACATGTACCATCACAAGATGGATGTTGACATTCAGAGTTATCACAAGGTGTACCACCAATAGTTAAAGGTGATATCTGAATGGTTGTTGCATTTGCAGCTTGAGAATAAAACGATGTTGCAGATGGGTAAGGATTACCTGGAACTTCAGCACACATCCAAGCCTCTCTAACAGCATGGAAGTTATCTGGTAACCTTGCTTGAAAATCTTCTACAAATAAAACCTGTTCATCTATTTTGTAACTTGTTTTACCTAACTTATTTAAACACTTGTTCAAATATGTTGGAAATAATAAATCATCTACTGCTCCTGTATCAAAGTAACTCTTGAGTTCTTCTTTTACTGTAGCATAGATGGGTTCTGGTGATACAAAATTGTATTTATGATAATATGACATTTCTAAAATCTTTTAGTCCATTCGTTATATATGTGTTGGTATTTTTTATCAGTAGTTACATAATGAGATAGCAATCTAGATGTTACTCTTGATGGTTTAAAAAACCAACATGCCGAATGTCTAAACCTTGCAGTATCTCTGAACCACATCCAACCAAAAAAGTAACCTTCTGTATGATAGTTAAAGTTATAAATATGTTTACCTTTCTCCCTAGTTTTCTTCCAGTCAATAGGTAAATTTATAAAATCTTTTTCACCATTAGATTTAATCCTTTTTCGTTTCTTCTTGTTTATTGAAAACTCTCCAAATCCACAAGGTAATCTTTGCTTTTCACCTGTCTCTAGAATATGATGTTTAAACTGTTCATTAAACTCATATATAATATTTTTCCATTCCTCAAAGGTTAAGCTTACAAGTGGGTGAGTTTTACAAAAGTCTTTGTAATTATCTTTACTTGCGCTTCTCCAGTCTACTGCAACTCTTGGCATTTATTTAGTTTGTTGGTTGTGCGTTTGGTGCTTGTCCGTCTATTCCTTCATTACTCGTATCAGACTTAATGTTAAAATATGTACCTAATAGCTTCTGTGAGGTCATAGCTAACGTTTGTTGTTCTAAGTATCCAGGAATAAAAGATTGTCTGTCTAAGGGGTTCATACAGTATTCGTCGAGTGTGTAACTTGTACCACATTCACAATCTGGATACATTATATCTTTAGGTACATCATCTTCAAGAAATGCTACAAATCTTACAGAGATTAACAAAGGATTGTTTACATATAAGTATCCATTAGATATCCAAAAATAGCTTTCTTTTTTTATGATAGGAAGCTTTAATAAGTTTAAATATCTATTTATAGTAATTTCTTTTATTTTAGTACCGTTTCCTCCCATAGCATTTATAGAATAAACACCTTGTATTACATACTGGTAATTACCTTCAGACACTTTAGGAAGTTTATGTTTTGATCTTGCTACTGTACAAGGATCAACATAGTCACAACACTCGGAGATAGGAACCTCTATCATTTCTAAACAAGGAATAGTAGTAAATAAAGTATCACTAGCCCATAGCTTTCTTAAATTGGTTTCTCTTTTAATTAAAGCTATTCCATTAATTTTAATCTCAGAAGCAATTGCTCTATCTGTTATACGTGCATCAGTAGATATGATCCTGTGTGTAGACCTTATATCTGAAACCAATTTTCTAAGTGTTGACATAATTATATTCTTTCTTCAAATTCAGCTACTTTACCCACTTTAAAATCATAAACTAAAGCTAGGGCAGCTCGTACACTGTGTACAAAATTATTATCTTTATGCCATCTATCTGTTCCAGATAAACTAGGCATTTGTTGTATTCTAACTCCTTTTATTTCTTTTGCCATATAGTGATGTTTATCACCTGTGTGAACTTCTCTATATTTAGAATCCCCAAACCACTTACTATAAGTTGGATGTGTAGCAAATAATAAAGGTAAAGCATCAATCTTACAGTTACCGTGATGAAACCCAATAAATGTATTACCAACTACAGTGGCTTTAATTAACCCTTCTTCTCTAACAAATGATATATGATCATCTTCTTTAAAAAATACATCCAATGCGTGAGCTAAATAATATGACTTAGTTCTATCATGATTACCTTGTACTAAAATAACCTCAACATGTTTAGAGTTAGCCTTTAGCATTTTAATAGTATCTACTAAAAGATTAAATCCCATTTCATACTCTGATGCATAATCTAGTATTATATCTTGAGGAGTACCATTAGTTGTAGTGTTTTGATAAGTGTCTGTATGAAAGAAGTCATTAGATATAGGAAACACTACTTTATTTATATTATAAATAGATCTAACTTTATGAGTTAAAGCTTCTGCTATTCTTACAAATCTATTAACTCTAGTTTGTGGATCATTATCTCCATCAACATATCTTTTAGCTAAATGGTAATCTGATAAAGATAACTCAATGTCTACAAGAGATTTCTTACTATCTATCTCAGGAGCAGGAATAGGAATGTAGTTTGATTTATAACTCTTTAAGAATTTACTAAAATCATCAGCTGTATAATCTGATGGACCTTTTCTTTTTGAGAATATAGAAGATGTAAACTTACCACTAGGTAACATCTTAGACCAATAGTTTGTAATTATATATTCTTCTAAGTTTATTTTATGAAGCTTTGCTAACGCTATATGATCTTTTGGTTCATAATCAGAAGTAATTGTACTTTCAACTGTACCCTTCTGTACATTAACTTTTTTTACAACTTCACTATAACCTTCTCCTGAATTTGCTTTTTCTAAAAATTGATTACCTTCTCCCCCATCTCTTATTTCTTTAATTAAATCAATAACTTCTTGTTCAGTAATATTTAATTTTTCAGCATAAAACTTTTTACTTTTTTTCCAATGTAATAAATTCTTTAATTTAACTAATAATTGTGGATCGTTTGTCATGGTTTAAAATTTACAAATATCGTAAAGATATAAAAATTATTTTGCATATCTCAATAAAATTGACTATAGGTACTTTTATTTATAATCAAGTATGTTAGAAATAAAAACTCCCAAGGGCTATTTGCCCTCAGGAGAAAAACCTTGTAAACCAACAAAACAAAGTTTTTAATTAGTTAACTTTATCCTTTTGCTTGTATTACAATCCACTGTACACCATCAGACCAAACTGCACATCCATTGTATGGTTTACTAATTTCATAAAAAGCTGCCCCATCTATAGTCTCACCAACAGGTGCTGTTATACGAACCTTATCTGAAGCTGTGATAGTACTATTATTAACAAACCTTATTTCTCTATAAGGGATAGCAGTGGCACTTGGAAGAATATATTCATATGTACCACTACCACCTACCCAATCAAAATCAACTGTATTGTTTGACTGTGTATAAGTATCACTCCCTCCTGGAGTACAGTCTTGAAAGTGAGGGGTATGTATTACAATCTCATCTTTAATTTTGTTGTTTATCCAAGTATATAATTCAGATAAAATTACTTTTTTAGATTTATCTGAAGATACATCTACTATATACAAAGGATCAGCATCACTTAGTCCAGCTGATAATATTGGGTCTAATTCTGTTAATTTATCTCCTACTGCCATTATTGTGTTTTTATATAATTAGTATTTTGTTGCTCTATTGGATCTCCTGTTTGCAAGAGTAAAAATTCAATAGTTACGGGTATGTCAAGTTCCACATTGCATAATTCTGTTGTAGATAATGCTTTTACTATTGTGGTACCGTCTGGTATATTAGCACTAGGAAAACCGTCAATTAAAGCTTGTCTAGACACATTACTTTCAAATGCTGATAGATAATTATCTACATCTGAAAACAATAAGAAGTTATCAGCATCTGTTCCTATAGTTGTTATTTGTATTATTCCTGTCATACTATAAAGGGTTACATGTGGTATCTAAGTTACAATCACTTATGTCTTGAACTTGATTAGTTACACCGTCAAGTCTGAATATTCTAAATGGTTCTCCTGTTTCAGTATCTGTACTAACGTTTGCATAAGCATACCATCCTGCAACTAAAGTAGCTCCACTTATTACATCACCTACTGCTAAGTTTATAAATGTATTACCACTAAGTGTAGTTGCTGCTTTCCCTATAGTATAATTGTTTTGACAGAAGTTTGAACAAGTTGTCTGAACAGCTGTAGCTGAGAAGAATAGTCCAGGAGTAACAGCAGCTGATACAGAGTTAGAAAAGTAAAATTCTTGTACACCACCTTCCATAACATAAGATGGAGTCATTGGAGTTATTAACTCATCTGTACAATTTGGATCTATATCATTTGGTTGGTACCAAACATTATTTAATCCAATTTTGTTTGACACCTCAAAAGTTCCTGTCTTAAGACTAGTCAAGGTTGCATTTACAATTGATCCAACAGTTACAATTATTTGACCAGCATTAAAAAGATCAAACTGACTTATTGTACTATCTACAGTTGGAACACCATCAACAGTCATTGAAAGATTAAGTGTGCCAATTTCTGTAGGAGTATTAGTTTGAAGTGACCATTTAAGTGTAGCTAATGGGTTTGTAGTAGTAGTAGTTGTTGTTGGTGCTACAGTAGTTGTAGTTGTTGTTGTTGGTGGACTTGTAGTAGTAGTTGTTGTCGTTGGTGTAGCTGTGGTTGTTGTTGTGGTTGTTGGAGGTGTGGTTGTTGTACTAGTTGTTGTACTTGTACTTGTACTAGAACTAGTTGTAGTTGTAGTAGTTGGTTGACATATGTTTTTTAAGGTTATAAAAGTTTTACATGCTGAAGTTGAAGCAGATATAACTCTAACAAAATCTGTTCCAACAGGAGGTGTTGTTATATATCCAGGAGCTACAAACTGAGAAGCATCAATATTTGTTTCAAAAGGTGTAGTATAACCATCTACATCTGAAAATAAATCAAATGGACCTACTTGAGATCCAGCTGGTATAACTAATGATATTTGTATTTCTGGTTGCATATGTTTTTGTTTTATGCTAGTTGTATGTCTATAAAATTAACGCAGTCTCCAAGAGCTTGAACTCTTACCTCCGTAGCATTATCAGGAACAGTAATCTGAGTTCCTTGTAATAAAAAAGCTACAGGTATATCAGAACTTATAGGAGTTAAAAAATTATCACTATCTGAATAAATATCAAATAAAGAAGTATCTGCTCCTGCTGTTGTTAATGTTATTTCTACTGTCATTTTTTTAGATTCTTTATTTTACTCTTACAGAAAAAAGATTTAAAATATTTTATCCAACTTCCACTGTAAATTTTATTTACAACATTAACTTTTAACATTGATCCATAATATATAATTGTTGTTAGGGCTACTACTGAAGCCAGTAAATCATTTCCTGCCATTACCATAAGTGATATTAATGCTAATTCTATTTTATAATACATAATTTATTATTTCTTTTTGTTTCCTAGATTTCCTAGTGTAGTCTGGACAATTCTTGCAAATGCAATAATTTCACCCCATAAAAAAATAATTCCCAATCCAGTAAATACTGTATTGTTTAATCCCCAGTATAAGTTATCATCTGTTATTAGCAAAGCTGATAATGCTGGTGCGTATAGCCCTATAAGAAGACAAACATGCCCTAAAATAATAGCTAACCACTTTTTATATTTTTCTACAAATGTTGACATTTTGTTATATTTTTGTACATGAACAATTACTTGGTGGTGTTTCATCTTTAATATACATAGTTTTACACCCACAAGGCCAATTTAAAACAACTTCCTCGCATTTAGGATTTACAGGTAAAAATGCGTCCTTGTTACACCCTATCATACGACAGTAAATCCTGGAATATAAATTATGTAATAAACTCCTATTCCTGGTTGAAAATTAGGGTGTCCTTGACCCCCACCTGTTGAATTAATGTTAACTGTATGTGTATGTGATCCAGCAGGTTCAGTTTGTGTAATGTCAATAGAGTTAACATCACTATTAGTAGTAAACCTTTGAACACTTCCAAGTCCAGCATTAGCTACTGAAACAGGATCTTGAAATCCATGTACGTGATCTGGTGCTTGAGATACATTTCCAACAGTGTGTGTATGAGAAGGAAGTTCAGATTGATTTAAAATTACTGTATTAGAACCTTGAGTTTGATTTAAGTTATATGTTGGATTACCAGCAATTCCTGGCTTTACTGCAGAGCTCATTCCTGATCCACCCATTCCTGAAGTGGTTCCAACTAATACTCTACCTCTTAAGTCTAATGTTCCATTAAGACCATTACATAAGAATATTCTATTCCAGGTACCTATCCCAGCTCCAGAAGCATCAAAGTTACTTAAAGGTCCTCCATATGCAGTTATTGCATAAGGTACTATAGAATTGCTTATTAAGTTTTGTGAAGGGTCTGTTGCTAAATAATTTGCTATGTAAGTATCTACATCTGATATTTTTACATATGTTGCATCTACTAAAGCTTCAAAAGCACTTAAGCCTGAACTAGTTACGCATAGTTTATCTATTACAAGCTGCAATACTGCATGTGTATCACTATTATCTGTAGTAGCAGAAAATAAACAATTTAACTCATAAGGTGTATTTGGATTTTGTGTTTCAAGAATTGTAAGTCTAGAATCTAATTGACATGCAACTTTAATTAATGTATTTAAATAATCATCTAAATTATAAGGGCCTACTGCTGGTAAGTTAGTTTGTATTAGATTACAAACGTTCTCTTGTGAAATTACAGGAAAAATAGTTCCACCAGTAGATATAGAAAGTAAAAAATTAAGTATTTTTTCTTCAACGCTAAGTAACGTGTCTCCATTACTTATTCCTAATATAGGAAAGTCTTCACCTGTGTACCTAACACATTTATCTGATGTAATCTCTACACATCCATTAAAACAATTTTGACAAGACATATTTTTTAATTTTATTATTAATTATTGTTAAGGGATAGTAACACATGTTATTTCTCCACTTGTAATTACACAACTTCTTGTTGTGGTACTGGTAGTAGTTGGTATACATACTTGATTTACCTTAGGACATCTTAATTCACATCCTGCAGTTAATCTAATAACTTTACCAGCAATATCTTCTACAGAAAAATGTTCTGCGTAATCTGGATTATTCTGTTTGTTTATCAGAATATCTCTATATGCTAATAGTTGAGTAAGTTCATAACTAGGTACACATGCGTTTAACATGAACACAACATTGTTGTACATATTATAACTCAACTCTGCAAGTTTGCAATCTATTCTTTTAAGTAGATCTGCTATGTCGCCACAATTCTCACAATTTGTAAACTTACTTTCTAACATACTATTTTTTATTTTTGGAACCGTTACAGTAAGTGCATAACCCATTTGTTAATTGGCACCCACACCCTACTTGTGTCCCACAATTTGCACACTGAGCCATATTATCTAAAGTTTACTAAATAATTAGTTCCTTGACATCCACAACCACATTTATTAAGATGGTGTAACATTTTATTTGCTTGATCGTATAAACGCATAGCTTCTTTCTCTGCACAGTTATTAGCAGCAGCTATAGCACCTTGAATAAAGAAATTAATCGTATTAAGATTTACACTTGTTTGTTTTGCTAATTCGCCATCACATTGCATAAGATCTAACTTTAAAAAAGCTTCATTAAACTTTTCTTGTAGATTAGCAGTACGTAATATTGTTTTCTTTACTGATACAGTAGTTGGTGGAACTAACTCATTTATCTCTATAGTATACTCTAAGCAATATATCCCATCAGGAATATTTTGTTTACATCCTGCTTCAGTTATTCCTAAATCATCAGAACCATAAACATTTGTTCCATTTACTACAAAAGGTAAAACCACTGGATCAAAGCCTGGTGGTGTAATTGTAATAGTTGGATTAAATGCTACTGGAGGATCTGTAGGATAGAATGAAGCATCTGTAACAATAAGGTATAAAGGGTTGTTATTACAACCAGTTACTAAATCTAAATTATATTCTAACATACACTTTTATTGTTATTAAAAAAAAATGCCAGAAAATGAGAACCTTCTCACCCTCTGGCATATAGTTTATCTACTAGTTAAATTGTTAAAATTGAGTAGTGGTAGTACTCGTAGTAGGTGTTATAGTAGTAGTGCTAGTAGTAGTTGGACAAACAGTACCATATTCAGTAATACTAAACTCATCAGATAGATCACTAATTATACCTGCAGAAAATGCACTTTGAGGAATTGCAATGATTACAGTTGAATCTTCCATGATATAGTCTCCCCACTGGTAAGCAGCTTTATCAAATTCATTAAATCTAATTGTAATTGTATCATAAACAATACCTGGTGTTACATGAGATTCAAAGTTTTGATTAAATCCACTCATTCTTAGTAAAGACTTTAAGTAACCTGCTTGGTAACTGTAATAGTTCTTTTCTAATTGAGCTATTTCTGCTGAAGTACCTCTTGGATAAGAAGACTGTTGAACGTCTGTAGCAACTGCTACGATATCACAATTGTCTGCTACGATAAAATCTGCAGTTGTTGCAGGTCCAGCATAAACAAATGTATTAAAACGTAATTTATCAAATTCAAATGGGTCAGCTGCTACATCACATGGTTGACCATATTTTGTTAAAGCCTTACCTGTAATTACTAATTTTGCAGCTGCATCATTACCTGATCTTGCAAATGTATAGAAAGAATTAAAGCTAATGTTGTCTGGGTTGTTACCTGGAGCTTGTTGCTCTAATTTTACAATAAATTGATCAATTAATGCTGGTACATCAACGTCTAAACATGGATCACCTCCACAGTCACAACATGGTGCATTTACAGTTACTGAACGTGTAAATCCGTTAAAGTAAAGAGTATCAATGTAAGATGAGTGACCTCGTAACGTTAAAGTTACTACTTCACCACATTGTACATTCCATCCATTTACTTCAGTAATTTGGTTAAGTGCTGTTGCACAACCTTTTACAGAATAAAGTTCACTAACGTTGTTTACGTTTCTGTTAGTAGTAGTTGCTGCTGGACCTTGTGCCTTTAGAGAAATCTTATCAGACCTTTTAGATCCTTGAAGATAAGTATTTGATCTACCTTGTGCAACATAGAAGTATGCGCCATCTCCTAGATCTTGAGCAGATCCTATTGTTGCATAATCTTGGTTAAAAAATCCTACTTGACCAGCTGTCAAGTCTTGTGTTGATCCAGTACTAGGGAGAGCTGTCTGCCCTACTGGGACTACAAATAATGTAGTCAATGAAAAATCCGCCATTTTATTATATATTTAAGGGGTTATTAATTATTCGTTTGTTTGTATTCTGAACTGTGCGCTTTGTACAGCAGCACTATTTTCAGTATACATTGCTAGGTTCTGAACTGTTAAATCTAAAAGTTCATCTTCTAAGTATTCATTTAGTTCACAATCTGTGTTTACTGAAGGGGTACCATCAAATTGAATGTAACCCTCTTTATTAATGTATACAGGATACCTAAGATACATTATGTTAACAGTCTTAGGTGTAAATGTACCATCTGTATATACACTCATTGAGTCTGAACTAACAGCATTTAAAGTTTCTTGATACTCAAAACTTGGTTTATAATTATCGTTATTTAACAATAATGATAAATCTCCGTGTTTACTAAGATCTTCATTAATCCAAAGAATCCTATCTTTACATTTACCTTTATCTGCTACAATATAACTATCTACATAAAATAGATACTTAGGTTCTAATACTGTTGTATCAGCATCCCATTGATTTATTGCTGGGTTAGATTCAGTAAGAACTAAAGGTTGATTATTATATTCTACAATTAAATTTTGTAAATCTTCATACCTCTTCTTAAAAGAATCCATCCCTAATCTACTTGGGACTGAAAAGCCATCAACTTTTTGTTTTATCAACTTAATCTGAGCCTCATTCAAAGCTAAGATTTTATCTTCTAGTTGAATTTGTTGATGCTCGTTAGTCGATAGTTTATTTAGTCTTTGATCTATTTTATATAATAAACTATCTACAGATATCATACCTAACTTTTTTTATTAAAACTAGATACTATACAGCAGCTAGTTTTTTAGATTTAAGTTTTCCTTCTAACACTAATAACTCATCTTGGTTATCTTCGTCAATTAAAAACTTTACTAATTCTTCTTCTTCTTTTGCTATCTCATATTCTCCTTCATAAACTACACCACTTGGCTTAATTCTATAAATTGAATGTTGAATAGCTTGTTTAACTAAATCTTTAATATGGAGTAAATCATCTTTCATGTTAGAAAATCTGTTAAATACTTCTACAGGATTTAATCCTTTAAAATTACCAGATTTAACTTCTACTTGCTTTAACAAGGTATCTACTTGATTATAAACAGTTTCTTCTTTCGTGTCACTGCTAATAGGAAGTCCTAAAAGTCTTGCAACTTTTCTTTTCTTTGCAATACTCATAGTATCAAAGCTAATGATAGCTCTATTGATAAGCTGCTTCTTCTTGTAAACAAGTGCAGTTTCTATCTCATCATCTACTATGTAATACTGTGTATCTGCTGGAAACTCTCCTCGCTCCCAAGCTTGATAACTAGATGCAATAGTTGGATGAACTCTTAACCATGCAAATGCTAGTTCTTGAAAAGTTTGATTTAAGTCGAACAAGTTATCACCGTCTAACAGTTTAACAGGTTTAACGTGCAAGTCATCGTTTGTACCAGTTGATTTACCATAGTTCCAGAAAGCTGCTCTTGGTCCTAAATCAATGTCCCCAATTGAATCTTGGAGTTTATCTTTAAGTTCTGTAACTCTTTCTACCTCAAGTTCTCTTTCTGTTGGATCTTGAATACGTTTAATGTAAGAAGCTGTAGGATCTAATCCTGTTCTATACTTTCCATCAAGTTCTTTATAAGGATACTTAAAAACTCCTGTTCCAGGGATTCTACTTAATCCTTGGTTAGCAAGTCCGCTATCCATAGTTTGTAACTGAGAACTATTGTACTCTCTCTTTATTGTAGAGACTTTTCCTATTTTACCCATAATGTAGTTTAATTAATGTTTGGTTTATTCTTGTAGAGTGTCCTGATTAAACAGATAGGATCTAGTCCGACACTCTGGTATTTATGAGAAAGCATCCTCCCTCTAAGGAGGGACAGGGTGTGTGAGGAAGGAGCTTCTCTGTAATATTTACTATTACGTTTATTAGAATTGTGGAATCTCTTCGATCAACACAGTTCTTGATAAATCTTCAATGAAAACATCGCAACGATCTTTCATCCAGATTTCGTATCCTGGGAATTTATTAGCAGAGCTCATTCCTTGAGATTTTGCAAATCCTAAGTGATGACGAGTTCCATCAATATAACCCCAAGTCATAGAAGGTGCACCCTTCATACGTACCTCACGGATATTGTTGATCATTGAACCATCAGATTCAGGAGATACATCAAATACCATAAATACAGGAGTAGACTTCTTGTTTTGTCCAAATTCTAAGTTAGTTTGTGGTAAATCTAACTCTTTCAAGTGTACAAGTTCTACACGTCCAGTCTCACGAGTTACCATCGCATCAAATGCAAAGTTGTAAGTGATTGACTGTCCTTCTCCTTGTAGATATCTGTTTCCAGAATCTGCCATGAAAGTTAATCCAGAATTTAATGCATCATCTTTTAAAGCTTGTTGGAATACATCGAATCCAGCTTCATTAGTATACATTTTAACTCGTCTATCTTTAACATCCACTCGTCTGTAGAATAAATCTCCAAATACTGAACGTATTAAGTTAGCAGAAAATTCTCCACGGTTATATTGTACTAGGTTACCGTTATTACGCATTCTGTGATATACACCAGCAGACGTACGTTTTAACTCTTGTCTAGAACCATTAGTCTTAACGGTACCAGGCTTAGCCCAGATCATACGCTTAACTTTTAATTCAATCATAGACTTACGCATCCAGAACTCAACGAAAGGTTCCCATTTAACATCATTACGAGTTAGTGGTAACTGGTTACGTCTTTGTGGAGCATATACTAAAATGTCTAGTGCTTTACCTGAATTGTCTCTCAACATTTTATCATCAGCCCATTCTGTAATTTTGTGCTCATAACCATATCCTGAACCTAATGATTCAAACATTGTTATTTTCTCACCTAATCTAGGAAGACCTAATAAATCTTGATCAAATTCTCCAATTGCAGCATCAATCAATTCTAGTTCAACACCTGGTTGTAAGAATGTAGATGACATAAAGTCTACTGTTGGGTTATCACTTACTAATGTAAATGAATATAGCCAACCAGCATTCCAAGGCTGTGGATCTTTTATCACATATAGACGTGGTCCATATTGACGTGTTCCTACAGAAATGATAGCATTTTTAGAAAATTCATTTGTATCTAGTACAAGTTTAAATTCTTGACCATCAATACCTGGCTTAGCTAGGTCAGATGTAGTTGCTGGAATATCAATGATTTTTGGAAATTTGTATGGTACAGCAATGTCCCATTTCCAAGAGTCACTATTCGTATCAATGAAGTACGGTGTGCTCTTATTAATCATATCTAAGAAATCATTGCTATACAATGATGATTGAGTATACAGACTGATAATTTTCTTATCATAATCTGCAGGCTCTGTTGAGTGGAAGCTTTCCAAGTGATTTGCATCTGTCAGTTTCCCCACAGCACGCTTATCCATGGACGCAACTCTCGCATAAGTAAAACCAGTTAATCCTGGTATAGTTTGAACGTTTGACATGTTATTCGTTTATTAATTATTAATTACTGATTATTGTAAAAACCACGATGGGGCTTTAGATCCTTTTTTTGTTGACTTGTTACTTTTATCTCTTGTAACTTGTCTTGCAACTTCCCCAAATAATTGATTTGTCTTTTTAGACGCACCTTTTCTTTGTATAGTAGATAATGTAGGATCTTTTTCTAACATCTTCATTAAAAGCCCAACCTTTACTTTCATCTCATGATTTTCAGGTTTCTTCATATCTAAAATAGAACGATCAAAATCTGTAAGTGTTTCTCCAGCAGGAGTTTTCCACTTATCTACTAATAGGAAATCTTGTAGTTCGTTTGCTAATTTAGAATTGATTGGTATTCCATCAAATTCTTTTTCTTTTACTTTGTCTGACAATATAGACTGAACGTTAGATACATACTCGTTTCTAACCTGAGCTTTTTGCTCTTGAACTTGTTCAGCTTCAACTTCTAACTTTTGTAAGTTTTTAGCTTCTTTTTTAACTAGCACTTTATGATGTCTTGTAGCTACAGTATCTAAATCACCGTAGTTTTGCAATCTTTCAATCTCTTTACCTATGTCTTCTGATTCAAAACCTTGATCAGCTAATGCTTGTTTCATTATTGATATTTGGTTTTGCTCCCTAGTCAAATCCATTTCTGAGAAACTTACAACTTTATTATATGCTCCAAAATATTCTTTTGGATCTGCACCTTTTACAAAAATTGCATCAAATGCACTTTGATAATCTTCTCCAAATTGACCAATAAAGTTTTGAACTAATTCAGATGCTCCTTTTTTCTTTTCAGCATTAAATCTTTCTAAAAATTCTTCTGGTGTATTAATGGAAACTTCTTCATCTTCTTCTTTATTAAATACTCCTAAGTTAAATAGGTCATTTGATAAAGCAGTAAATTTATTAACATTACCATCGTCATCACTATCATCACTATCATCACCATCACTATTAGAATTATCTTTTGACGGTTTATCAACTACAGGTGCAGCTATACCATCCTCATCCTCATCATCATCACTATCAGTTAAGAAATCAGCAATTAATGATTCTCCTGTTTGCTTTTCTGCATCAGTTTTACCATCTACACTATTAGGAGGTGTAATATCTTTTCCTCTTGGAGGATCAT